ATCATAAATAGAAGCACCCGTTGTATTATTTTGAATAGCTAATTGTTTTAGCTGTTCCATTACAGCACGCGTGTTTGTTTTAGTTGTACAATAGATGTTTAAATCTCTTAAAAGAAGATCTGTGCCATTGATGTTAAAGTTTACTTTTTCATCTTTGGTTGTCATATATTGTAAACGTAAACTAGGTTTTTTAGAATGATAATACTGTGCTAAATCTGTTCTCATTTGATGCACACGAGGCATTAGATTATCACTATGCTGTATAAAATATTGTTCTGTTTGAGCATAACTAGCATTTACAGCTTGTTCAACGCCTGTAGCTGTTTGTTGTTGTGCAATTTGCTGACCCATTCTTTGTGGATTCAAACCTATCACTTCAAAAGCCTGCTGTTTAAAATAATTAGCAAGTTGAATCCTAGACATCAAACGCTGAGTTTGTTCTAGATTTAAAACTTGATAGTGCTGGAATGCTAATGGATTTTCTGTATTTGTAATAGTGGTATCAAGTGGTAGCATTTGAAAGTTCTTCATTGCTACATAAGCTTTAGCCAAATTATTCTTACCCCAATCTTCTCCAAGAGAATGACGAGGAAGAGCATTTTGGTCAAGCATAATCACTGTACCAAGTTCATCTACAAGAATATCTGCTATCTGATTATTTACAATATTATATCCAATTTGATATGGCTTCATTAAGTCAACAAGACTTATTGATCGCGTATTGCGATCACCGAACACAGCACCTTCTACAGGAAGTTTACATCCATAAAGAGTTTGATCTCCTTTAAATTGAAAACGCACTCTACCTGGTTTTCCTCCATTCATTCCAATATAAATAGGATTAATGCCACCCATGTTATTCATACCCCAAAACGCTGGACGATTAGGACCTATTTTTACACCACCCCATGTTTCATTAATCCATATCCAATCTATATGATCACCAAATATTAAATTTTCTTTTGATTTTTGTTTATATACAGCTGTGTTATAAAAAGGTTTGTCTACCACTTTATAATCTTCAGAAACAATTTCTTGTATAATTTCACCTTCTTCTGTAATTCTAGTGAGATGCCCCACCTTACGCTGTGATTTCCAATATATTGTAGAAACACGAAGAAGATAGTTTTGACCAAAATCAGCAAAGTCTTCAGAGTCAGAAAGTATCATATGAATGATATCTCCTTGACCAAAGAATTTACTATCATACAAAGACATAAATTGTCTATAACCAAGACTAGGCATTTTTACATTCCAATCATGATCTTTTGTAGCATCATAAAAAGATCCATCATTTTGTATACCAGGAATCATATATCCTGCAGATCTAATAGGATAAATAGCTTCAAGAGCTTCCATTTGATCTTGAGTCATCATCCATCCATACTTATCTATTACATCAGCTACAGTAAGAAGATCAATTTTTCCTACCCAATTACCTTGAGATATATATCTACTATCTGGAGATTTATGATAAAATGTAAGAAGAGGATTCCAAAGTTCTAACTCATAATCATCTTCCATCATGTGAAAATGCCAAAACTCCCTATCTGTAATAAGCATGTCCCTAAATCCACGCTCCTCTAATTCTTGCATTTTAAATCGTTCTTCATCATTAGCCATTTGATGCGTAGCCCACTGTTCTATTAAAGCACGATAATCTTTTCTAAAAAACATTTCTATTTCAGGAAGTTTCTTAATAGCTTCAGTATCAAGTTGTTGATTTTTTTCTTCTTCAGATAGTTCAACCCCTTCTTCAAGTTTTTTAGAAATTATAATTCTTTTAGCATCTTCTAAAAGAACATCTTCTATCATTTGTCTTTTAGCATCAAGCATTTCATTATAAGAAATGTCATCGACAGCTTTAAACATTATACGCGAACTACGTTTTGCAAACTCATTACATAATACGTTCACTACACTAGGAATAATGGGGTAGAATTTAAGCTCAAATGCTGATACATCTTCTTTTGTAAGAGTGTCAATTAAATCAGCCATTTCATTATCCTCTTCAACAATGTAATCAGTTTTATCTATAATACCTCTAGCAAGTTTGTAATTTTTCATTAAACGTCTAGCATTACGTCTAAGTTGTTTAAGTCCTTGCCATTCTAACCAATCAAGATTCCACGCGCGCCACGCATCATCTTTTTCTTTTTCAGAAAGAAATTGAATAGGTTGGGTGAGTGTACCCATTTTGGTATATTCACTCTTCTTCCCACTCTTTAGGTCTAATGCGTTATAAACTTGCATTTATATAAATTTATATTATCAAGAAAAAAATAATACAGAATTTTTTAAGGGATAAGTGTATGTACTTGTCCAATAATTTGTAATTGTAGTTTCAAATTTTGAAGATTCTGTTATATTTAAAAAAGCAAGAGCTTCTTTTAATGTAATCACATTTTCTTTAATAAGTGTTTCTAAAATTTCTAGTTTCATTATCTTATATTTTTAAAAGCATTACGTTTGGGTAAACTTAAAGAGTTTAAACCTCCTCTTTGTTTACCTATGTGTCTAAAAGCTCCCCAATTTAATTTACTAAATTTCTGTGAATTTTCCAATTTTTCTTTAGTTTCTATACGTTTAGTATATCCTCTATTAGATGTCTGCACTTTGGCAAAAGCTACTAATGAACAAAATGCTACAAGTCTATCCACATTTAAACCATCTCTATAATCTTTCATTTCTTTAAGAAGCATGGGATCTGGAATGCGCTCTACACCATATATTGTTTTAACAATTGTACCATCAGCAAGTGTTTCATAATCAAGTTCTTCTTGTAAAAACTCAATACCATATGAAAGAATATTTCCTTTAAATATAGTGCCTACGTTTTTCCATCCATATTGTTGAAACACATTTCTATTAGCTCCAAGATCTTTAAGAAACAATATCATATCTTTTGGTACAAGATAGCGTTGTTTCTTTTTAGATATCATGTATTGTATAAACAAAGCTACGTTATTCTCCACAAGTGTCCAAGCATTATACCATTCTATAAGAAGTTCTAATCGTTCATGTGTTTTATTTATATCATCAAATCTTCCACACCAACTGGCTACTATTTTATCACGTTCAATAGTGTTTTTAACTTTTCCATCACCTTCATCAGTAATAACTTCTACAGCATTTTTTAGCACATATATACTACAAAGAGATTCACTTGTAGTAGTTTTGCCTTCACCTACAGGATCTATGGACGCATAATACATTCCAAATGTAGGATCTTTTACAGGACGTTCATAAATACATATCACTCCTTCTTTGTCTTCTGTATTTTTCTTTATTGGAAACTCCATGATGGGAAGTTTTCTAGAAGCAGAAGCAATTATTTTACCCTCAGCATTTCTAGATAGATCAAGATATTCTACAGGATATTCTTTATCAGCAATCCTTTGCATTTGTTTAGATACAAGATGAGTAGGAAAAACACTCACCTTTCTTGTAGCAAAAGCCTCTTCTATGTTACGAGGATGCTGAGATATTGTTAATTGATAAGCTTCAGGTGCAAGTTTCTTTTTAGCTTTCTCAAACTCTTCATCTAATGCTTGGAGAGCTTCTTCCACTTTAGAATTACCATACTCATCTATGTATGGAGGCATGCTCCATTGCTCAGGAATAAAAAGTCCTGTTACACCTATTGTACCATCACCATCTAAAAGATTTGTTTCAACTCCATAAAAGCCATTTTCTTCTGGATTAAGAATATATTCTTTCATAGGTTCACATTGATCAAGATCACCCACTGATCCAGCTGCAATAAATTGTCCTGTAATAATATGACCTGATTTAAGAGCTGGTTTCATAAACCCATATGTATCATCCATCTTAGGAGCAATACCTGCTTCCTCATGAAAGAAATACGTAACAGGTCCACCCACACCATGTGTAGGATCTTTCTCAAATGAATAAAGATTAATAGTAGATTTATTACCCTTGTAAGTATCTCTACCATTAATCCTCACTTTAATTTGTTGTTGCCAAGCCCCAACCTTCTCAGGTTCAGCTGGTCTATACCATGCTGTATGCTCATTAAGAAAGTTCTTATACTCATTAAGAAACTTCCAAGAACCTTTCTCATTTATATAGTCTTTAAGACTAGCTCCTATTTTTAACACAGCACCATCTTCAAACCAGTACTGATTTATAAGCTTAGCCATATGAAAATATGAACTAGCAATCTGACGTTTTTTTAATATAACAGCATGTTTCCAGTGTAACTCAGCTAAGTGTTCGTATAAAGCCATGTGGTATTGCGCATCCCTAACTTTTGCAAAATCAAAGCGCTTTTCTTCCTTATCATAAATAGGAAGAAAATTAAGCCACATATAATAATCACGAGTGATATACCAAGTGCTACCTTTAGAATGTACAATAATACCGTTACGACATTTGGCTTTTTGATCATCCCAATAATTTATAAAGTCTTTTGTTTTAATAGGAGCATCACAATAATATTTCTGTTTTTGAAACTTGCGAGCTTCAGCATTAAATATTAAACTGTCTTCATTAAAGTGGTATTTACCAGGTTCTTTAAATAATAATAAAAGAAAGTCCCTAAACTCCTCACGTGTATTAAACACTGTAGTAGTCCATGCGCCATCTTTATACGTAGGAACTTCTTTGTAACTATTATCCATTTAAAATTTCTTTTATTGTCTCTTCATCACCATGAGCTTTGTATAGAAGATCTTTTAAATCAGAAATATTTCTACTTTTTAATATTCTAGGATTTTCACCATCGCTCCAATACTCTGTATAAAAATCTCTAGGAATTGCATTCCATATTTCTGTAAATGGATTATAATGAAACACCCAATTAAACATAAATCCATTACCAATAGATGTTATTTCTAAATTTTGATATATTTCTTGCATAATATTTATTTTACAATTTTAAATAAATAAGTGTTATATATTTTATTTTCTGTCACCACTTTAATAAAGTTAATTCCTTTTTTTAAATATGGAAATAAATTTATTTCATTTTGTTTATGAACATAACTTTTTTGATAAAATAGTTTATTTCCTACGACATCATAAACATATATAAATTGTAGATGAGGAACTGTAAATTTACTTATTAAAACGTTATTAATTAACACCACTTGATTTGCTACATTATGATTTGTAATTGTTACATATGGTGTTTCTAATAATGACAAAACTGTTAAAGTTATTTTTATTTCAAGCCATCCCATATCAGGATTAGAAATACAAAATGTTTCTGCTTTTGCTCTAAATAATATTTCCACTCCTTCAGGTCTTGGCACTGTAATCCATGTAGAATCTCCAGCTCCAATCACTACACCAACAGCAGGATCTTGATCTGCTTTTGTCCTAATCCTAGCTTCACATGTTTGTTTATTTATTACAGAAAAAATATATTGTCCATTAGAATAACCAATCACTTTAACAATAATAACATTATTCTCAAAAAATTGACCACCATTTTGAGAATACCCTAATATTGAAAATAGGAGTGATAATAATATTATTAATAACTTTTTCATATAACTTGAGGTGGATACAAGATTCGAACTTGTGCATCAAGCTTTTGCAGAGCCTTGCCTTGCCAACTTGGCTAATCCACCATCTAGCTGTAGGGGTAGGAGTCGAACCTACACTTATGTCACAATAACTTATAATTTAGTGACATAAACCACCGAGACAAGGTGACGTGTCTGCCAGTTTCACCACCCTACAATGTGCAACTTATTTCTCATGTCAGTGGGGAAGTTGCCAAACCCATCTAGCTTACGATCTAGCTCTCCTTTTGCACCTGTGCAAAACATGAAGTCTATTCTGAGAAGTGTGAGAGGAACTACGACCCTATGGCCTTTAGGGACATTTATTTAAAAAATCTCATCCAAACTTTTTTTGCTTTTTTAGAGTAACTAATCAAATTGGATCTATTTAATAGAACATTAATTTTAGGTTGATTATAAACTCTTTTTAATATTTTAACAATACTTGCACTGCTTGTTGTTCTACATTTATAAAGTCCATTAACCCAAGGTATCTCTCTGCTTGTTACAACAGGAACACCTTGATTAATAAAATCTGCTGCAACAATATTAAATGTTTCTGAAAAAGAAACTTGCATTCCAATATCCATTGATCTACATAATTGTAAAAATTCTTCCCTTGGCATCCACTGATGTTCAACAAGTTCATGACCTTTATCAACTAAATTGTTAAAGTAGGCTTTTAAATTATTGTAAACAGGTAAACCATTTTGCTCAATTCTTCCAATATTAATATGAAAACGTAATTTTTTTCCAATGTCATCAGCAAATTTTACAGCTGATATAGCCTGTATCATATGATTTTTTAAAGGACGTATAGCACCAAAACATCCAATATTTATATGTTCATTATTTTTAAAATTTGTATTTTTAGCAGGTTGGTGATCTTCTGGATAGTAGTTAGATAGGTTATGTATTAAATTTTCTTCTTTGATAGGAGTTAAAGCAAATTTTCTTCTAACATAATGACGTAATTCTTCATTCATTTCAGGTGCATTTGTTGCAATATTTACAGAATAGCTATTGGTATATTTTGCAATCCAGTCAAAAGCAATTCCTTCATTTGCTAAAAAAGGAGAATTACTATGTATTCTAATAATCCATTTTACTTTTTTATGTAATTTTTTTAGAACCTCAAATTTTTCAGGAACCACCCAGAGTCCCTCAATAATTACATGCGTAGGACTATATTGATTTACTTCTCTATCAATATCATTATTATCAATCACTACAACAATTTTTGAGTCAATGTTATTTGCATTTAACATATTACACACAAATGTTGCAGAATTATACAGTCCAGTGGTTAGTCCTTCATTGGAATAATGTTCTTGACCATAATCTTCTCTTCTCTTTAAGATAAATAATACTTTCTTTTTCATTTTATTTAAGGGTTTTATTTGATGTGACTTCTACCACATTTTTGTGGTGTAGATGCTGCTTGAAAAGGATTAAGTCCTCTATTGCATGAAGATAGTAATATTACTATCATTATTAGTTTAATTAATTTATTGATCATATGCTAAGTTTTGTCCACCTCTTACAGATGATTGTTGTTCCTCTTCCAAATCTCGAAGTGTGCCTTTAAAGCTCTGACGTATTGCTTCAAACTTTGATGCTGCGTTAACAAGTGCTGTAATGTTACCATCTCTACCATGCTCAATCTCTGTAGTCTCCATGTATTTAGCAAGCCTATCCAACATGCTTTTGATACCAGCATAAGCTCTGTACGTTGGTGTCTCGTATAACTTCTTGCACATTTTGAGAGCATTAACAATACTATCTTCATCAGTAGAAAAGTCAGCGTCAATTTCTTTAAGAATAAGTTCTTCTTTTTCATGTTCTGGTACATCAAAAAATGGATTTGCGTCAGGACTAGGACAACTCATGTAAAATAAATATGCATATATTTTTAAATAGTCTTCTGGAAATTCATCCATAATATCTTTTAAAAACTTAAGAGTGTAGCAATGTTCTGTAGGAACTACTTTGTTGTTTTGTATATCAAATAATCTAATCATGTATTATCCTTTTTGTATAGTTCTATCAACTTTACCACTAAGATCTCTAAGCACTAAATATTTTTTTAATTCATCATCATGCAACCACGTAATAATTTCTTTTAGTTTATGTTCTTTATTCATATAACATCTTCTTGCAGAACTTCCCAAAACTAAATCACCTTTTTCAACATCGTCCAAATATTCATCTAAAAGTTTTATTATCTCTACCTTTGTAGATCCTTTTTCATATCTAGGCCAATAGGGACAATTGATGCAACTTTTTCCGCAACAATTTCCCCTAGAAATAAGAAACTCAGTGGTTAATGGTTTTGCCATATTATTTAATTTACCAATCAATTGGAATAACAGGTGTTAAATCTTCGCCAGCAGTGGGATTACCATAAACTATTAAATCATTTTGATCCACTGTTCTTAATATTCCAGTTTTATAAATTCTCACTACAAACTGCGGGTTAGATGTTACACTCCCAGCTATTATAAACATTACAAGACAATGACCAAGTTTTCTTGCATAAGCATCAAATGGGTTATGTATCTCATGTATTGTTTGTGTTATCATACTGCGTATAAAATTGATAATCCATGCAGTCTTCCAGCTGCATCAAACATTTCTTTTATTGTTTCAGGGTCTTCTCGTTTTGCGTATTCTCTTTCAAGTTGTGAACAATAATGCAATAACTCACTCATCATTTTTAACTCATCTTCATTCACCTTATCTTGAAGATAATTTAAAATATTTTCTGAGAGCGTATGCATTGATGCACATTTGCCTTGTGGATAGACATCTTGTGATAGGTCTTTTGCAGCTTCGCTTAACAATTCTGACATTTGCATGTATAACTTAGAAACACGTTCTTTTTGTTTTTGATCAGTTTCTTTTTTATGCTGTGCTATTGTCACAAACATTTTTATTACATCAAACCACATCAGTATTTAGGTTTTATTTTATTACGATTATCTTCTAACCAATGTATTACAGATAGGGCTTCTTGCTTTAAATAAGGAAGATCGTATTGTACCACATCTAAAACAATAGGGTCACCATTTGTATCAAGAGCTGTAATAGGATTGTCAAACTTATCTCGCCCCACTTCTTCAAACAATATATGATGTATGGTCAAGCTTCCAAACTTTAATTTAGGATTGTGCTTAAGAATAATAAACATATACATGCTAAGTTGTAAAGCATAATGATTTAAATGACAATCATCTAAATGCGATACGGGAGGTTGCATCTTTTGTGTTTGTCCTTCCCAATTTGTAAATCCTGAAAGCTTGATCTCCTTATTAGTTTTATAATCTGTTATATGCACCTCTCCATTTATCACTTCCACAAGATCTGATTGTCCACATATACCTGCAGATTTTAGATAGACAAGATGTTCAGGATAGACACCATCTGTAAGTTTTTGATTAGGACTATGTTTAACTCCTTCAATCTCAATAGGCTTAAAAACAGAAACTGTTTTAGAATGTCTTTCCATCGTTTGAAAAGAACAAATATCTTGTTCTCTACAGTTGTGATACCAAGTACCTAGTGTTGTTGCTCTATTTGCTTCAGCTTTCCAAGCTTCTTTAATTTCGTCAGGTGTCATGCCATACCATTTGCTCTTTTTATTTCTTGAAGACTTAAGAGCTATGGCGTCAGCATCAAAGGGTTGTTTAAAATTAGATATCAAACTTGTAACACTTAACCAATCTGTACCATCATCACTTATATATTTATGTTTCTCAGGGTAGAATTTTAATATACTCATAGTCCTAATTTTTCATTTAGTTTGTCTTCTTCTTCTTCTGTAAGTTCAGCTTTCCATTTACCAAGAGGACATTCAGAACTTAGAGCTCTTGTCTTTAATGAAAGACTACATCCACAACCACCTAAGTTTTCATTACAACATGGAGAAGTTCCAGGCACTGTGCATCCACTTCCTTCTTCATCATATAGTTTACAGTTCTTGCATATAAACATTCTATATTCAGCTACAGCTTCTACATCTTCTCTCTTAAATATACTATTAGTAATACCCTCAAGAATTTGTCCTTTGTTTTTCCAAATCTTAAATATATTAGCACCTAAACTCATTATTTATTTTTTTTATGAAGTTTAATAAAATCTTTACGTTGATTTTCTTCGTTTATTACTTTTTTAATATTTCTTAATTCATAAAGACTTTCAGCTGTTTTAAATCTAGCTGTCATTTTTTGCAATCCTTTTGCTTTACTATTCTCTTCAAATTTCTGAAGCATGTCTATCTTGTCATCTATTTTCCAATGTTTTATCACAAAATCTCCTAGATTTGAAATATGTATTCTGTTATGAACAAGTGCACTTAAACTTTGTCTCACTTCTCTATAATAAAAAGATATTGCAGCATCCACTACATCTTTTGAAACTCCAGTTTCTTTTACAACATCATCAATAAACTCTTTTGCTTTTTTAGGACGCAAGACTTAATATTTTAAAATTAAGAAGCAAGTTGCCTTTTGCAAAAACATCAAGGGTTGGATTGATGGTAATTTTCTTTTTATTCTTACCTTCCTTTACAATTAAGTTTTTCTTAGCTGCTTTGGTGAGACAGTTTCTAACACTTTGAGGGGAAGAAAAGATCTTCTTTTCATGCACTCTTCCACAGAATGATGTGAGCTCCTGCTCCCCCTCAAGTGCTAAAAATGTTAGACAATCAAGATCAGCATCGCTTACAGAAATCTTATAGAAATAGCAATAGGTGAGCAACTGGTACTTTACAGCTTCCCAGTTGTTCATCCTCATTTTTTTCTCTATTTGATTTACTACTGCCATTATGCTTTTTTCTTAAGAGTTCTAGATTTTTTTTCTTCCACTGGTTTAGGAATTACAATACTATCTCCTACAGCATAACCATCCTCAACTAGTTCAGGATTTTCATCAAGATCCTCTTGTGTAAGAGTGTGAGGAACCATTTCATTTTCTTCAGTGCGAGGATTTGTCATCTGCGCAACAAATGAAATAGCTTGTAATTCTTCAGCTCTAGCTTTAGCTAGCTTAGTGTTTAACTCTTGAAGTTTCACTTGAAGCTCTTTCACTTCAATTTGCTCAATAAGGAAAGTCATAACTTCTTCCTTGCTTGGTACTTTTTGTTCTTCTGACATAATTATTGGTTTTTATTATTAAAGATCTATATCATTATCATCTGAATGCTCGTCTTCTTCTAAATCCATAAACTTTTTCCATATGCTATTAAACTTACTATATGGAGTGTCTAATATATAAATATCTCCTGTATCTGTATATACAGTGGTGCAAAATTGCGTCCCATCCTCATCCTCATCCGTAGACATCTTAAACGCATTAATACATCCAAGATAAATAGTGAAAGGAAGCCACTTTCCTTCATCTGTAATATTTAATATCTCAGCTTGCTCTTGAGGCATTGCATGGCAATACACTTTACACTCATGATACATATTGTTTCTTTTTAGGTGATGAATGATATTGATTGTAGTTAATAAACTTACTTCTATTACTAGCTTTACACATTCCCTCTGCCATCATTCTATAAGCAAGTCCATCTCTAACATCTACAACAGGAACTGCTATTTCCATGCCATATTGATTTTTCATCACCCTGTAATGTGACTCTAAGTTTTCCCCTATCTCTTTAATTTGTGTTAGGCTCATAATATAATATACTTTAAATGTTTAAACTTAACAAATTTATTTTTAATTAATGTGTTAACAAATTCTATTTATTCACATCATGTTAGTTATTCTCCATACCACGCAAAAATGCTTGGTATAATATATAATTAATATATTGAATATGGTATGTTATACATAGCAAAAATGCGTGGTATGTAAAAACTCATATTTTATCCCCCCATTTTGTTATTGGTAACTAGCCCCCTAGTATATTAGAGGATGTGATGATTCTACCATCCAACCAACCCCACCATAAATTTGGATGCGTGCATCCCCCGTTTGTTAATTCTTAAAAACGTAAATTTATGGACAAAAAGCTATCGCTTTATGAGCTTGTAGAACAAGCTAAAATCGCAAGCCAACAAGGCTTACGATTCAATATCTTTACAGATATTGCATTTGACAAACCTGCGAAATCGACAGGTAATGTCAAAATTCATGCAACTTGTGCTAATGGCACAGTTGTCAACTTCTGGTCCCATAGAATGGACGAAGTTGTCGCTGCCATCGATGACGATGGCAACTATCAAGTCCTTGCAGGTATTGAACCTGCGAAGGACGGTTCGTTGATTCCTAAGACTTCGTCTTAAGGAAATCAACTTACAAAAAAGGGAACATTCGTTCCCTTTTTTTTCAAGTCAATACCTGTTTAACCAATTCTATCCATATGCACACTATCCAATTTGTGTGGCTTGATGGTGTTTTAGTACGCGTTTATTCTAAAGAAGAACTGCGTGAACTATTAACACAAGCGTTAGACGCATAAAAGCCAACGTAATCAATTGAAAATCAATAAGATGTGTTGATGTTTGTTAGTGACAGCAACACATCTTTTATTTTCTTTATGTATGCAAAATGTATAGAACAGGAAAAACGAGGCGCGGCATTAGATAGCTATAATTCTGTCCATAGACTATTGTCTATGCTGATGATGACCTAATTGAGGGTCGAAACAGAAACACACACAAAAACTTATTTGTTATGGCACATCCTTATTATCAGCCAAAGGTTGTAGGAAAAATCACAATTCCTGATGCACCTCAAAAGCACAAATGTGTATGTGATTATTGTGGTAATGATGTGAATGATTCTTTTGGTGATCCGAGAATAGATGTTCATTGCACCACAGAAAATCTGGATGGTTCAATTACAAAAGAGACACGTAAAATGTGTCCCGATTGTGAATTTGAACATTTTGGTGACAATAATGGTCCTGTAAGTATATTTGATGGAACACCAGATTGGATGAGAATGTTATAAGAGCCTGTAACAGGGCTCTTTTTGTTTAATGCACCATTCTATCGTGGATATAAAGACTTCTTGGTAAAGGCTGAAACTTAAGTGTTGTGCGGCGGGACCAAGATGTGAAACCACCTGATTAATGAAGGGTAATAATAGTCTGAGTTTTAATCTTAGGTTATATATTATCATTTAATCAGCTCCCAAGGGATAGCAGATGTAATAGAAGAAAGCCTGGTAAATAGTAAATAGCGTCTATTACATCTGAGTGCAGAGGGAACAATCATCTCCAAATTTACATCTTACTAAACGGTACTGTTGACTCATAGTTTTACTATGACGAAGGATGTGTAAGATGTGAATTTAGAG